TGCGGGCGGTCTGCTGCCATGGGTCCGGCAGCGGCCACCGCTGATCGTAGGCATACCACTCACTGAGCTCTTGGCTGTCGAGCTCACTGAGCAACTGCTTTACTGTCTTGCCCAGCGAGAGAGCTAGCTTGAAGTAGAAGCGTCGCTCTGGTCGCTGGTTGAATCGTTTCCCAGTGCGTCGACATCCTCGCTGCGAAACGCATTGAGCGCCCACGCTGCGTCAAACAGTCGGTTAAGCACAACAGCCGACTTTGAACCTAGTTCGTCCGCCTCGCTGTCTTCGTACAGCCGCTCGCCAGCTTCGTCACAGAGTGTCAAAACCAAAAAGCGAGCACGGAAGTTTTTCATCTTCTGCTCGGAGTAGCCTTCCTCGAAGGCGTCTCGCTCAGTGCCAGAAAGAGTCTTCATGCACACAGAACCGCCCCACTCTGGCACTTCGACGGTCTCGAGTTTGGCATCGTTTACTTGCTTGATCGCATCTCTGCTCAGAACCGGCATAATCACCTCTATGGACTGTAGTCCGTCCACGCAAAGTTAAGCGTGCCTCGGACCAACTCTCCAAAACGAGCTTCCTCGCTCGTACCCTGGAGGACGACCTGTTTCGATACCGAGTAGGTCGGCGAAGAAAAGGACGCGCTTCCAACGCCTCCAACTAATGATTTCGGGTCTGTCTGGCCGCTGTACCGGATGTAGTCGACCGAAATCCGGCCTCCTGTGTACTCGCCGGTTGGCACCATGATGGAAGTGCTTGCCAACGCAGTTGGTGGCGTCATGTCCACCATCCGTGCCTCTGGGGCTTCGACTGAAACCCCCGTGACGTTTGCAGTCAAATTCCCTTTGTCACTCGAGAAGGTGAAGGTGGCACCAGCGGCAATCATTCCCACAGGCCACCCCCAAGCTACGCGAGTCGAAGGGTTGCAGAACCTCGGACAAAGTCGCCGACGGAGCCGCCGAGCGATGCGGACGAGATAGTTGCGTTGCCGCTGAATGACATCGGCCCACTGATCGACAGGGCTCCGCTGTTGCCAGCAGTCAGGATCGTCGACGAGATGTAGTCGAACTGCACCTCACGGTCAGTAGCAAAACCGCCGACAAAAAGACGCTTGCCGTTGGGTGCGACACCGAGGTGCGTTGCATCCAGCAAGTCCTGCGTGTCGTTTACCTGCACGCTGGTTACGGTAAGTGCCGAGCCGCTGAAGGTGAACGTAAGTCCCTGGGCTGAAGTTGCCATTGCGCCTCCTTGCGCGGGTTTTTGTGTTAGGACGTAGCCTCGGACCAGCGAATCTGGTATAGCTGGCGTGTTTCATATGCTGGCGGTAACTGCGCACCCACCGCCGATGGGTCGAGGTAGTCATCCGTTTCTGAGACTAGCCTTATATCATGTATTGTAACACCTGCCGCTGTGCCCGTGCGTCCATCCAGCGTTAAGCGAACGTAGTCCGACAACTGCCTCGCTGCGTCGTGCGTTAGCGACCAGGATGCCACTTGCAGGTTAACCTCGGGCATAAACAGCGGCCCTCCGAGCGAGTGCTCCCTGCTAATGTTTGCCCTCTTATAGACAATGAACGGGAACTCAGCCCCGTCAGGAACTGCGACGGGGTAGATGTTGAACCCGACGCGGATCGCGACCTCTGGGGTTGTTGTCAGCCACTCGTAGACTGCGTGCTCTGGGGCGAGTATCAACGACGCCTCCTTTGCTCAATGAGCTTTACAAGCTCGCGTTCGAGTACAGAGAACGACTCATTTCTGCCCCTTCGGATAGCCATTTCCATGGCATGACTGGCCGGCATCGCGGGGTATGTCTCCCCCGGCCCAAGTGTGTAAGGCCGCGTTTTTCCACCGCTTGTTTTGACGAATGCTCCGCGGCCTTCCCGTCGCTCAGGGTTCTCTTCGTTGATGCTTCCCATGAGGAAGTAGTATCCACGACCCATTCGCTCGAACTGTTTGTTGTTAAAGGCGACTCCGTCAGTGTTGACTCGAGACATCCTGCCATTGATACGCTGATGAACATTCAGGTATGTGCGGCGGCCTTGTGTGCCGGCACGCCTTGGCCCCGTGCCGAACTCGACGAGCCAGCTGTGATTTCCAGCCCCTTTCCTTTCGACGTCCCATTCCTTCCCGCTCACAACATGGACGGGGCCACCGACAGCGATGCCAACTCCAGGGTATTTCCTCCGGCCTTCCCTGACAGTAACGCTTCTCTCAAGGTTTCCCGTCACGCTCGAGATATTCTCTTTGTATATCTCCATGATCGGGCGTGCGGCTTTTCTTGCTGCTGACGTAAGCGGCTTCGTTCCGTCCTCCCCCAGCCTCGTCGAAAGCCGAAGTAACTCTTGTGTTAGGGCTTGGATGCCAGTGAGCTTTACGCCAACAAACTGCCCCGCCCTCTGAGAGCCTGTCTGCCCGTCTTCGAGGAGGCGAGGCAATGTCCCTGGAATTGGTACTGCCATCTACTGCACCTCCCGAGCAAGGATTTCACAGTATTCCCTGTTATTTCTATCGGTGACGCTGGCGATTTCCATCGTCCTGCTTCGCCATATCATCCTGCTGGTGTGGTCAACGTCGCTGCGGTATCGGATGATGATCTTGTGGGTCGCCATCACGTTTGCTTGCTGGGCTTGCATGATGTCCCGAGAAGACATGCCGTCGACGCTGGCCCATACAGTCGCAATGTCAGACCACGAGAGCTTCGCCTCGCCCGAAGGGCTGCGTGTCTTTGTCGGCGACTGGAACGTCACCCTTTCTCGCATCTTGCCTGCTCGGAGCATCGGCTATTCTCCGAGGAGCATGACAGTGTAGGAGGCAGTTCCGCTGATCGCCCTCACAGAAACCTGCGGCGGTGCGACTGGCGTGACACCCTCAACGCCTGGATTTGAAACAACAGAGACCTCGCCGCTGCGAGAGCCGACGTACATCTCTGGGATCATCCCAGATGTTTCCATGATCGCAGACGGTGTCGCTGAGAAAGCGAGCCTGCGAACTGATGTCACATTGAGTACATCAAAATCTTCCCCCGCGGCGGTCTTGTACTGAGAGAAGTCGACACTCGCCAGTGTTGTCCCGCATGTCCCAGAGACAATCGCGATCTTCCCACTCGAGTAGGACTCAGCCGATGCGGCGTTTACCACCTTCATGGAGGCTGTGCCATCTTTTTCGTGGAACAACGCCGACGTTGAAACGAGTCCCTCGAGGCTCATTGGTAGTTCCCCCAGCCACCCATCGCGATGAGTGTCTCAAACGTGTACGGGATAGGCAGGTTCTGAGCCGTGGAGCCAACAGTGACTGGCTCGCGAGAGGCAAACCAGTGGCCGCAAAGGAGCAAAATCCCATGCTTCACGGTCCCTGGAACGCTCGCCGACGTCGTGCCGTAACCAGCCTTGTAGGTCACAACGACGCTATTCTCGTCTCCTCGCACTGCCGGCCAGACCTCGTTGTAGTTTGGGTAAACACGGCCAGGAATCACGGCCGCGTCAACCTGGAAGCTGCCTGCGTCGCTGGTGATCGTCTGGTTGCTGCCGGACTCGTCACGATATGTGATCGAGACGTTGCTGCTGACCATCGGAGGCCGAGGCAGCGTAAGCTCCCAGAGAGGAAAAACGTCATACTTCGCGACCCACGTCGACTCGATGAACGTGGCGTTCAACCGCTCCTCGCAATACTCTCGGGCAACCGTAATGAGCGTCGAGATGTATGCGTCGTCTGCGTCAGTGTCCACTCTGAGGTGAACCTTGGCCTCGGAAAGACTCACCGGCTCCACTGCGGGTGCGACAGTCCTCACGAGGCTTCTGTAAGGTGTGACGCCGGCAGTGGGGGTCTGTGGTGTGACGTAGACTATCGTGCTCATTTCTTACGCTTTCTCCTCGGCTTTGCCGTGGCTTTTTCTGTGCGTTGCTCAAGGCTCGCCGTCTCGATTTCGGCCATCTCGAGAGGCTCGATAAGCCCCCTTGCAATGAGTATCCTTGCAAACGACGGTTGCCAGTCGAATGTTTGGCCGCGACGGTAGGTGCCAAAAGACCTTGTGACCACTACTTTCATTTTACTATCCCCCAGGCTTCCTCTGGAGGGATCTGCCCAGAGTTCCAGTAACTTGTTGTGTGTTGCTGCACGCTGCCTGATTGCGTCTGCCTGCTAGGCCATGTGATCATGAGCTCCGCATGGCCGATTGACACATTCGTGGCTATGCCAAGTCGGTTTCCTGCTTTAGTGAACTCACGCCAGAAGTGAATGTCCTCGTCTGTATGACCTCCAGTCCACTCGCCTTTGTCGTTTGCCTTCGACGAGAACCAAGGCTTTGGCATCTTCTTGATCGCTTCAGTGCGGATCATCGTGCAGCCGAAGTGTGCCGTTCCTGCCGGTCGCACTGCTTTGTCAAACCAGTCGTCCTCGACAGTCGTTGTCTTGCTTTCGTCAACGCCAGGAGGGGCAAACATTACCGCGTTGCTCTCGCGCTTCGTCTGAAGCGGAGCGAGAGCGTCATAGCCAGAGTGCATAAGCAAAGCGAGAAGGGCTTCGACAGTCTGGGCGGTAAAGATTGAATCGTAGTCGACCGTCAGAATAACGTCGTGGTCGTCCACGACACTCTCCATGCACCTCTGAACGCATTGGCCCCAAAAAGCACCCGTATACTTAATCGGGGCAATTTTGTGTGGCGCAAGGGCGGCGGAAACGCAGAAGAAATTGTCAGTGAAGCCGAGGCGCGGAGTGCTCATCAAAGCAGCTACGCGCACCTCGGCTTCACAGTTACCTACGCGAACAAGCATGGAGTGCTCCTTGGGGAAGGAGCGGGCTCGCGCCTCCATGCGCTGTCGTTGGCCGTCCTGGCCTAAGCCCGCTATGCGGGATCAGCCATTAACCAGAGCAGCAACGCCGGCGGCTGCTGCGTTTTCTGGGGACACTTCGGCGCGGCTCAGGCAGGCCACGAGCCCACAGGTTGCCGTAGCACCTGGGGTGTAGCTCACCTTCAGATACCGCTTGCGGGCACGGCAGTCGACATCGAGCTTTACGATGTCTGTCGTGCTCGTGCTGCCTGCTGCGGCGGGGATCGTGAAGCCCCCAGCACCGTCGCCGACCAACGCAGTTACGTTCGCGTAGCTGCTGGTGGTGTCGCCCTCTTCAACCTTCAGCACGTTCGCGAAAACAGTGCTGGCGTTGCCGGCACGCATAACCTTGATGCTCGCAGCATCGTAGCCAAGCGTGTCGATGGTGAGGGTTGCCGTTGCGGTTGCACCAATAGCTGCCGTCGGCACGCTGGCTACAACCTTTTCATTCTGAGAGTGAATCATCTCTAGGTTTTCTCCAAAGAGCTGTTATTAGGCGGCGGTCTTGAGAGCGATCACAGGGCCAGCGGTCGAACCGTCGCCGAGGCTGTGATGGTTGATATCGAATCGCATGGTTCCCTGGAGCAGGAGTTGATCTGTGGTCGCGTAGACCTGATCAAACAGCCGCACCGAGAAGTCCCGGCGACGGGCGTAGATGCTGGAGAGCCCGACGTTTCCGAAGAGCACCTTGACGGCCGAAGCATCGGCACCAAGCGTGCTGTTCATCACATGCACGACCTGAACGGGATAGCCGAGGAACGAATCCACCAGGCCACCGCCCATCTCTTCGCCTGTCACGCCACCAGCGGCATACTTCAGTCGCTGGATCGAGGCAGCGTAGCCAGCGGGGCTCACAAACCACCGAGCACCTTGACGGGCATAGATCGGCAGCTTGCCCATCGCACCCAGGAAGTCCTCGAGGTCGAGGGTCTCGAAGCTCGTGTTGCCGCTTGCAGCGGTGTGAACGCTGGCTGCGTGGTCGCCGTTGTTGACCTTTTCGACAAGACCTCGCATCCCGCCGTAGCTGGAGGTGCCGTCAGCAGTCCACCCACAAAGGTCGATCTTGTAGGCCAGGGACGTGGCGAACTCCATCGTGACTTGGTCTGCAAGATTCACGAGGGCGTCTTCCACAACCTCGCTCGACATGCGGCAAGAAACGGCCAGCTTCTTAGCAACAAGGTTCACGTTGCCGTAGGTCGGCTCGCTCTCGGTGATTGCCGAGCCTTCGCCGATGAAGTAAGCCGAGGTGCCGGTGAGCCGCTTCGGGATCACCATCGTGTCGCGAGTCATCGACATCGTTTCCACGCCAGAGGCGGGAAAAGTGCCGAATTCCTCGACCCGACGGATAACCTGAGAGGAGAACTCCTCTGGGACGAGGGCACCGCCGGACGAGTTGCTGCCTTCGTTCATCGCACGGGCTTCAACGCCGTGGTCGCGGCACCAGCGGAGGTCGTCTTCGTTGCGGAAGACGTGTCCGCGGATCCAG